CCAATTAACCCGATGTTATAGCTATGACAAGAGCGCAAAAGCTAAAATATGCTAGAGCCGTTTTGATGACTCAAGACCGCATAGCATTGCGCTATCAAAGAATTGTTAGAAAAGAGCTAAAGCAAACGGCTCAAGAGTTATCACAATCTTATTTGACCAATGAGTCACGCGCTCAGTTTGTTGACGTACAAACACAACACGCTGAAAGAATGCGCGTTATTCTTGAAAACCTTTCGCTTGATGCGTCAAACGCTTTTAAGGTATTTACGCTTAAAGCAACCAAAAAAGCACCACTTTTTGATAACTTTATCGAGCAGCGTATTTTTGACATATTGTCTAAAAATGCCAATGTTATATCTCAAACAATCGCAGCAAATACGATAGCCATAGCGAGCGCGGCCATTGCTCAAACAATGACAACAGCAACACGAGACGCCGTTAAATCAGAGCCTATAAACGTGGCCAGAGCGATTGTTAGGGCGACAGGTGGCGCAGCATCGGTTAGCAGAGCGATGACGATAGCACGAACAGAAACACACAAGGCGGCAAATACATCACAATACACGCGGGCAGAATGGGCAGCACAAGATGAAGGGCTAGATGTTGTTGTTGAGTGGATAAGCACAAACGACAGCCGAGTGAGAGACGCTCACAAAAACGCAGACGGGCAAAAGCGCGATATTGGCCAACCATTTAATGTTAATGGTGAGATGATGATGCACCCAAGCGACCCAAAAGCAAGTGCTGCTAATGTTATCAATTGCAGATGTGTTTTAGGTTACGACACACAATAAAAAGCCCCAAACGGCGAAGCATGGGGCTAGTAACAGCACGATAAAACAGAGGAAAACCGCACAGTCGCACATAATATATCACAGTTTTGGAGCGATGCGATGCGTTTAAACTATACAAAAGCATTAAGTTTAGTTGATGATAACTTTGATGCACAGAATGAGGGAATGTTCACGGGTTACGCGGCAGTGACAGGTAACGTGGACTTAGGCAATGACATTATTTTGAAAGGTGCTTTTCAAGACTCACTAGCTAAAACAGACCCGTCAAAAGTAAGGGTGTTATGGCAGCACGATTGGAACAACCCTATCGGCAAAACATTCTCAATGCAAGAAGATGACAAAGGTTTGCGCGTTGATGGTGAATTGTTGCTTGATATTGAACGCGCACGAGATACGCGCACACTCATTAAAAACAATGCTATTGATGGTTTGAGTATTGGATTTACGATTGATGATTTTAGTTATGATAACAATACGCGAGTCATTAAAAAACTAACGGTACATGAATATAGTTTTGTGACTTTTGCGATGAATCCGCAAGCTATTGTCAATGATATAAAATCGTGTAAACTAGAAAGCGTTAGAGATTGTGAGCATTACCTGCGCGATGTTTGTATGTTGTCACGTTCTGAAGCTAAAACACTAATTAGCAAGATTAAGGCTAGTCGAGACGATGAGCCGAACTTTGATAATTTAGCAGCTTCACTATTGAAACTTAATCAAACATTACGAGGTCAAAAATGACTACTGAAATCGAAATCAAAAAGCTAATGGACGACACTTTGTCGGCTGTTGAGCAATCTCGCAAGAGCCAAGATGAAGCCATTGCCGAAGTTAAAAAGCATGGCCAAGTTTTAGCGTCCACTCAAGAAAAGCAAGCAAAAATTGAGACAGATATTGCTGGCATGATTGAAGCAATTCAAGAAGTCAAAAAGTCGCAGCTTGCACAAGCCGAAGCTAAACAAGGCATCAGCCCGTTAGAGCTAGAAGCCAAAAACGCTTTATTCAAAATGATGCGCGGTCATCGTTTAGATGATGCAGAGCAAAAAGCATTAAGCACGATTACTAATCCTGATGGCGGTTACTTAACCAGTGCCGACATGACTGGCCGTATTATTGCGCGTGTGCGTGATATGTCACCAATGCGTCAATATGCCAATGTTAAAACTATTGGTAAAGGCCGCTTAGAAGGCGTGGTAAATAATGGCCGTAATGCTGCATCGTGGGGCTATCAAGGTCAATCGGTATCTAATACCGCCACCAAGCAGTTTGGTAAATATCAGATTGATGTTAAAGACTTGATTGCTTATCCATCTGCTACCACTCAAATGATTGAAGATGCTGATTTAGATATTGAATCTTTGGTTATTGACGATTCGTCTATGGCATTTGCCGAATCCGAAGGCAGTGCATTCTTAAACGGTGATGGTATTTTAGAGCCACGCGGCTTAATGACTGTTGCCACAGCATACACAGGCGACAATACCCGCGCTTGGGGTACTGTGCAGAAGTTTAAGACAGGTGTTAATGGTGCGTTTGCCGCAACTCCGAATGGCGGTGATGTATTCATTGAAGCGGCCATGTCCTTACGCGGTGTTTATCGCACTGGTGCAATTTGGGGTATGAATCGCTTCACCTTTGCAGCAGCGATGAAGTTAAAAGACTCTGACGGTAATTACATTTGGCAGCCAAGCTGGAACTTGCAAGATGCGCCATTTGGCACAATTTGCGGTATCCGTGTTGCGCCTGATTTTGACCACATGGCTGATATTGCAAACTCTAGTTTGTCGATGTTTGTTGGTAACTTGAATCAGGCTTATCAAATTGTTGACCGCCGCGGCATTAACGTGATTCGTGACAACATCACAGCTCCGACCTTTGTTAAGTGGTACTTTAGCAAGCGTACAGGTGGCGATGTGGTGAACTCTGAAGCCGTCCGCTTCGTAGAATTTAAGGCTTAATCGGGAGTACACAAGATGAGCGTTACTAAAGACTTACACAGTCAGATTGTTGTTGGTACTGCTATTGCTTTGACAGCAGTTGCCAATGGTGAAGATGTTGCAGGTGTAGCTATTGACCGCCAAGGCAGCGATGGCTTGGAGTTAATTTTCCAAGTCGGCGCATATACCGATGGTAGCGTAACACCGTTAATCGAAGAATCCGACAACAACAGCGACTATACAGCCGTTGCTGATGCTAATTTAACCAATACCGAAGCAAGTGCGGCGTTAAGCGCCGCAGGTGTGTCAAGTATTGGTTATGTTGGATTTAAACGCTATGTACGCGCAACAGCCGTTACAGCCGCAGGCTCTACTTTGTCCGTAGGTGCAACATACGTTAAGTTTGGTTTACGTTTGCAAGGCACTGTTAATCCTAGCTAACTAACCAATGAAAAGGGCTAATCATGTCTATTTTAATCAGTGAATCGGGAAGTGAACCGATAACGACAGCCGAAGTTAAGACTTGGGCTAAAGTTGAAAACAGTGATGAAGATAGCTTGATTAGCTCTTTGATTACTTCATGCAGACGTGAGGTAGAGTCATACACTAAAAACGTATTACGGCCTCAAGTTTGGCGTACAAAATACATTGCTGAAACAATTAAAAATCGTTTTTACTCCCCTAGAATTGCCGCATCATCGGTCGTTGTTACTGTTGACGGCGATACAATTACAGATTATTTATTTAATGAAGTCACAGGCTGTTTGCGCCTTAATTATGACTACTCAAACGATGAGTTAATCGTCATTGAGTGGACAATGGCCACAGCATTATCAAGCCTTGCACCACTTACACAAGCACTAAAAGACCTTGTCACATACCGTTTTTATAATCGCGGCTCTTACGATTTACCCGCTCATGTTGTGAGCGTGTTGAATCAATACCGAGTATTTAACGTATGAATATCGGCGAGTTAAAACATCGCATAACCATTGAGCAATGCACAAAGTCAAGCGATGGTCAGGGTGGCTTTACTAGCGCATGGTCAACACTCGTTAGCGTATGGTCGAAAGCGACACCACAAAGCGAGCGTGAAAGGTTTTATCGTGGTGAGAATCAACATACACAAGGTTATACTTTTACAATCAGACAAAACCAAGCAGTCACAGTACCCGCGACACGAGACAGCGATAATATACGCATTGTCCATCGTAGCGAGTATTACCGCATAACTGGCATTAGCAGACGCAATGATGATTTAGACTTTTACGACATCAAAGCCGAGTTATGGGGAGCGACAGCCCAATGAAAACAAAAGGCGCATTATTTTTGTTAGAGGTTGAGATTGATAGCGTATTTACGGTATTAGCCGCGATGCGTACAACCACTATGACAGTAAATAATGAAACGGTTGATGTGACTAGTAAAGGTGATTTACAGCGCGAGTTATTAGAGAATTGCGGCATACAGTCAGTGAGCATTAAGGCTCAAGGCTGCATTAGTAGTGCAGACAGCTATAAAAAAATCAGTTATGCAGCCAATACAGGCGAGATACTTAATGTAAAAATCAATAGTAACAATGGCGAAATATATTTAGGTGGTTTTATTTTATCGGCTTTTGAGACATCGGGCGA